ATATTGGATATTATGACTCTTTGATCTATGATGAAAGTGACCGGATAAAACCATTTCTGTATTTTGAAAGGTCTTATATGTCATACCACCTTCATGTACAGCACCCTTGTACATCTCAAACCCATCAATCTCAAAGTGACCAACAATAACATCTGCATTGGTTTCAGAAAGAGCTTCCATACAATGCCGTTCATTATCTGCACATATCCAAGGCATTAAAAGAAATTCAACACCCTCAAACACAATATCTGTTGGGTAATTGATAGGTGTTATGTTGTGATATCCATCAAGCAATAACTCCAATGAGTTGACATCATTTGTATTCTTAAAATATGTATCATGGTTACCAACTAACAGCCATGATGTGTATTCGTTGTTTAATCTGTCAAACAAGTACTTACGTGACTGATGTAATGAATTGAAGTTGATATACTTACGTCTATCAAACACATCACCAAGTTGAACTACATGCCGGATACTGTGGTTTTCAAGATATGGAAAAAACACTTCATCGTAGAACTTAGCAAAGAATTTATGGAATGCTGGACTATCATTCCTTGCACCTACATGCGTATCGCCTAATAACGCAATCTTCATTACACTTCTTCTTTCAACTCAATCGGTTCTTCTTCAATAAACAGATCCAAACCTTTTTTACTTTCTTTTTATCAATGTTAAGCTCAAACGCTTTAACAAAGTCAGACACATTCTCTGAATCGAAGTCTTGTGGGTTAAAGATCATCTCACCATCTTCACCTTGCTCGACCAACTCATTAAACAGCATACTATTTTCTGCTGTCTTATGTTTAATGTATGTTTGCTTCTTTTCCTTTTGAATCCTACGCAAGAACGCAAAGTAGATAATTTGTGTAAAGTAAGCAAAAGGATTATCAGACTTTGTTGGATCAAAATTGTCAAAGTAACTTATGCAGTTCTCTATACCATCACTAATCATTTCATCACGATATGAATAGTTTACAAAGTTAGGTGGTTGATAATCGTTTTGCTATCAAAAGAATACATTCACCAACATAGTTAGGAATCATTGGCTTTGGTTTGCCTTCTTCCTTTGCTTTCTTAATGTTTGATTTGTGTTCTACAATTACAGCAAACAGATGTTTGTTGTCTACATAATGAGTCGCCATAATTAATTCATTGTTGCACCTTCAACAGACATCATTTCAAGGATGTTCTCGTGAAGATTATCGTTATCAGAAATACTTGAAAGCTCTTTGTCAATTACCTTTTCAAGCTCGCTGTAGTATTGTTCTACTACACCATGGTAATAATTAGCAAAAGCTTCTCTTGCATTTACCACATTCATTACGTCTTGCTGTTTAAAACTATACGTTTGTGTATCAGCAAACATAATATATCTTACAAACGATACAGAAGGTGTTGAACCTTGAAAGTATCTGTAGTTAATTTGCAAAGGCCTATCAACTACGACACCATATTCATCATTATTGATCTCAACGGTACCAACAATCTCAAGACCATTTGTAAGTTTTAGAATACTTGTCATACAGTTCCTTTTAACTTTATTGTGTATATCTTGTAATCGAACTTTTCTTGATTGTACATTTGTATACGTTCCGCAAAATGTCCTATTGTGTGATTCTTAAAAGACTTCCATGACAAATCATCAGCAATATCATAAAGCACAGCATCTAGCTTGAATTCGTTTGTTCTCAAACCTCTGCCTATTGATTGCAGAACTCTTATTCGAGATTTACTAGGAGATCCAAACACAACGTTGTGTAAGTTCTTTATGTTAACGCCTGTGGAGAATGTTTTATATGATGCAATTACAATTACGTTGTTATTATCCTCAACATACTTTCTAACTGCTTCACGTTCTTCTCCTTCTACCAATCCATATACAAGAAAGATATCCTTATTAGGATTCTGCTCTCTTACATACTTCTCTAACATCTTACCATGATCGACTAGATTAAACAACAGTAAAGTGTTGTTTTCTAACGAACTAACAAGATTAACTATGAATTTATTTCTGGCATTGTTGGTTGTAATGTATGTTATCTCATCTGTGTATTTAGGTTTGGATCTTGAGAACAACGTTCTTGCTTCGTCATCATAACTCAAAACAAGTGCTTTTATTTTTAGATCTGCAACAGTCTTATTTTCCATCAGTTCAGCTGTCGTAGTTACTTGCTTAACAGAACCAAATAACCCTTCAAGTACAAGTTTGTTGGTTAATGTACCGTCCAATGTACCTGTAAATCCAAACCTATACTTACAGTTAACCAACTTCTCCATGATCTCAACAAGACTCTTGGCCTTGAATTGATGTGCTTCGTCCCCTATAACCACTCCAAACTGGTCAAACCACGTCTTGGGTAGCTTGTATATGCTTTGCCATGTTGTTACAACAAAGTCGGCGTCTGTTATCTTCTCTTGACCAGAGAATATTTTATGGATTGATTGTTCGTTGCATCCATACTCAACAAAGTCGGAAGCCATCTGATGGACAAGACCCAAGGTGGGTACTATGATCAGAACTTTCTTCTTAACAAACAATGATGAGAGGATGTAGATAATTAATGACTTACCAGAAGCAGTAGGCGAAAGAAGCAGTACTCTTCTTTTCCTAACAGCATGAACAAATGCTTCTAATTGGTAATCACGAACTTCATATGGGAGATTGAGGTTAGCAATGAACTTCTTTGCAGCATCAACAGAGAATTCTGTCTCTGCAAAATCGTTTGGGCTATCGTACTCGACGTCGTAGCCTCTTTCTTTTGCAAACTTGTGGACATTATCAAGCAGTCCCATGTACAGAGTTTGGCGCATTAAGTGGAATAGTCTTATCTTGCCATCCCATACTTTGTTTTTAAACGCAGGAGAAAACTTTGCACCAGGAACACTGAATGTAAAGTACTCGCTTATTTCATGTGCTATCCCACTATCACAGTGGAGCCTTATATGAACATCATTAAACTTTGTTACACGGATTGTCTCTGTCATGCACCACTCTTAAATCGCTCCCAATCAATTACATTCTTAATAAGAAAACCACGGTTAGTGATAGTCTTTATAGCAGACTCTAGGAACGATACTTTCTGCTTCTGTATATCTATCTTGGCTAAAATAAGCTGTAAATCAGCATCACCTTCCATGTAAATGGAGATGTCTTGCTTGAGAATCTTCAGTGGATTAGGTTCCCATCCACGTTCTTCCATTGATGTCTTATCCATAACACCCATGAAGTATTCATACTTTACCTTATAAAGGCTTTTGTATTCTTGTTCGTACTTCTTTTGTAGGAGACCCTCCTGAACAAATAGCTTATAGTATTTGTGATGGAGTAGAGGGATCTTGAGACTCTCTGTGCTGAGCTCAGTCATATCCATATGTCCATCTGCTTCCCAGAGGTCCATAATATCATCAAGTTTCATAATAAAGTAAGTAGGTTACACCAATGCTTTTATGTCAAATCTTCTACTAGCAAAGGTAGCTGTTGCAGTTAAATAATCAACATCCGACAACGTACTATCAAACTCTAGCTCAGAAAGGTCAACAGGGAAACAATCAAAAAATGTTATTTCTACATTTGGGTTCATAGCGCTTGATAAAACAATCAACGTGATATCGGAAAACACACCTTCACCGGAAGTCACCTGCTGCCCTGCTATGTTAGAATATTGTGCAAAGTTATCAGGAAAACCAACATCACGTAACCAGCTATAGATTTCAAGGTAGTTCAACATATTCTCATCTACTTTGAACGTCACTTGTAGATTACCAAAAGTCAACTTTGTTCCAGGAAAAGGAACTTTTGTAAACGGACTATCAATATCAGCAATCCCCAATGACACACTCGGGATAGTTGCTTTTTGAATAAAGTAATTAACAGTAGGTGTTTTCTTAATCTGAAGTTTAAACCCCAGTGGTGATAAGAAACTTTGATCTAATGGTTGGTTGTCTAGTACGCTCATAATAACTCCTTTGGGTTATTTATCCATAAAAAAAGGGAGACCGAAGTCTCCCTTTTAAAGCCACTGTCTTATTATTATTATTACAGTAGGTTAGAAACGATAGTACGACGGTAGTATACGTTGCTATCTTTTGTCAGAGCGCCAGCGCCACGTGTCAGACCTTGTGCAAACGGATTTGCAACCATGCCGTAACGAGTCTTGAAGCCGATCTTTGGTGCGAAGCTGTCTTGATCGACAGCACGAACCATTTGCAGAGGAACGTATGGGCAGTAGAACAGACCAGCGTCAAATGCAGAAGAACCCTTGTAACCAACAACCATATAGTTGCCTGTGGTGTACGGATCGATATAAACCTTCATACGACCATTCAAAACACCTGCGAAAGTGTTACCTGTATCGTCAACTTGTAGGTTGTTGCTATTCAGAGCAGGAGTGTAGTCAAGAACACCAGCCATTTGCAATGCAGACGCTACGTCTGAAGAGCAAACAATGATGTTACCTTTGCCACGACGTGTGTCTTTAGCAATTTGGTTAGCTTCACGTTCGATTTGGAACATCAGACCCTTGAACTTTTCAACTGACCAACGACCGTTAGCATCAACGTCAAGGTCGAATACACCAGCAGTTGTAGTACCAGTTGAGCAACCTTGGGTAGCTGTTACAGCGATTGTACGAACAACTTCACGGTTGATCTCAGCTAAGATCTCACCAGTCAGGATGTTAGACAATTCTGTTTCAGCGTCAAGACCGTGGATTGCTTTCAAGTCTTGTGCAAGTTCCATTGTGTATTCAGCTTTCAACGCACGAGATTGAGCGGTAACAGTAACCTTCTCGATTGTGAAACCCATTTGTGGGAAAGCTGTGTTGGATGTTGTACCCAATGCTTCCGCTTGTGCTGTAGACATACCACCTGCGTAGTTGTATGTGTTGGTAGAAGCCAAGTTAATGGTTTGGCTAGTTGTACCTGGGATGGTACCAACTTGACCTTGACCAATAACAGACGAGTTACCAGTTACAACTGTACCGAATGCTGTGTTAACTTCATTGTAGAAAGTTTCAGCAACGTTTGCAGAAGTAGTGTTACCATATTGTGAACGCATTGCAAAGATCAAGCCTGTAGGGCCTGTCATTGGTTGTACGCCGCAAATGTCGTAAGCAATTAGGTTAGGCATTGCACGACGAACCAAGCTGATAAGAACTGGATCAAATGTTGCAATGTTACCAGCGCCGCCGGATACACCAGCATTGATAGGAACTGGCGACTCATACAAGTACTGGCTACCAGCTGCTTGTTGGCTAGCAGACATCAATTCGCGTTCTGTGTTTTCCAACAGAGTTGCGATGACGCTACGCTTGTGGGTATCCTTGATAGGACTTAGGTCTTCGTGATTTAACACTGGAGCCCACTTGGTTTGAATTTCTTCGTTAAGGTACATTTTCTCTATCCCCTTCTTGGTTTAGTTAGTTGGTAATGATTTATTTATAAGAGTTATTTTTTAGCGGTTCTGGAAATAGCTTGTGCATAGAATGACACAGGACTATCTACAACTGCAGCCTTTGGCTTTTCAGCATTGTCTTCATCAATTTCCTCAAGAAGATTTTGCTTACCAGAAGTTTTTTCGGCTGGGAAATAATTTTCCTTTACGATTTCCAGTTTCTTACGATAGCTTTCAGCAGAGTCATATTCAACTCCTTCTGACAATGCAACTAGCTTCTCAGCTTGTGTTGCAGCAAGGCCTTCGGTAACGCTAGCTAGAATCTTTGCACGAGTAGATTCGCTCAAGTCATTCTTCAATGTCATGTTTTCTTCCATGACTTGATCCAGACGAGCTTGTACTTCGTTTACTTTTTCCTCAAGAGCTTCAACAACGTCGAATTGCTCATCAGGAATAGAGATAAGGCTTTCTTCAAACAGACCCTTCATCTTGCTGATGAAGTTTTCTGTGATTTCAGACTTTAGGGAATGTTCGATAGCAACTTGGTTTTCAGCCATCCATTGCTCAACAACATAATCCATGTATTGGTTAACTTTTGCACTTAGCTCTTCAGCAATTGTAGCAACTTCTTCGTCCAGTGCAGTGTTGTACTGTTCTTCAAGATCTTCTGCAATTTCTGCGATACGAGCAGTAACAGCTGCTTCAAAAATCACAGTAGCTTTTTCTTTGAAGTCTTCAGATAGGTCTTCACCATTCAACATAGCGGCAACATCTTCCTTCATTGAAGAAGAAGCAGCGCTTGGCTTCATAGCGACAGAAGATTTGTTGCTACCAGCGGAATCACCTGTGGTCTTAACATTGTTCTCTGTGCTTGTTTCTTCTTCACCTTGGCCTGGTGTATTGTGATCAAGTTTGTTCATTGATTCGCCATTACCTAGGTTAGATGCTGGAAGAGTAGCATTCTTTGCTACTGGGTCAGCAGTATGAGAAACACCTGTAGCGCCGCCACCGGTTTGGATCTTTTCATCCAGTTGTTTACTTTTTACGGTCATTTAAAGGCTCCTTTTGACTTTTATGTATTTATTTATAAAATTATCTTTTCGAAAGATCGTGGAAAAACTGATTAAATACTTTAATTGCAGTTTGTTCTGATATTTTCTGGCGTGCGCCATGATTAATTTCTTCTTTGTATTGCTCAATGCGTTGAGCCTTTAGAAGACCGTTATCCCATACCCACTCAACACCTTCCATGATACCACGGACAAATGCGTCTGGTGCAGAAGGATCAGCAACAATATCGCCTGCTGTTGCAAGATGGAAGTCGCTTTGTACTTCCATAATACCACGCTTGTTTTCTTTAATGCTTCCCATACCACGGGAAGAAATACCAAGCGAAGCACCTTCGGAGATTAAACTCTTAACAATGTTACCCATTGGGGTATCCATAATCTTTGCACGACCTATGAAGTTATTGCCTTCACGACGAAGACTTTTAAACATATGGGATGCACGTTCCAGATTTAATGTTGGACCCGATGGATGACCGAGCTCACCATATGCGCGGCCTTTAGATACGTATTGTTCATTGTAACGATTTACTTCATTCTCAAGAATATTGCTTGGGTACATACGACCGTTACGGTTAACAATATCACCCTGCATGATAATACCTTCGATGAAGTAATTCTTTTTACCTTCTTTTTCTTCTACGAGGTATTTTACTTCTTCATGTAATTCGGTAATTAATTTCATGACTTTTCCTTATTGAGCAAATGCAACAGAAACAGCAGTAATATCTGTTGTTGTTGTATTAGATGCAACTGTATCGGATGGTTGTTTTTGTATGTACACATAAGTCTGTGGATTTACTGAAACGCTTGCATAAACACCACCACTGTTTGCTACATTAATTGCAACAGCTGTTGTACCAGAACCTGCGTGGTTCAATCTGACAAGTGTAGCACTACTTACTGTATTGGGAGTAGTATTGCTAATGGCAATTGAAGTACCCTTCAGTTTAATAATATCAGCCATTAATAATCTCCTTAACAATCTCTACAACAGCATCATATTCACCAGTCTCAATCATCTCAATCATTACCTGTTGGTTTTCTTCACTGAGCGATTCAAAAACTGTTTGAACATCTTGTTGTACATCTTCTGCAAATACATCAAACAGTTCGTATCCTTCTCTTATTGCTTTTGGAGGCTTTGCATACTCACCTGTTTGGAGAAGGTTATCATGGATGTCTTGAAGCTGACGGTGGACGTGTTTAATGTCACCAACATGACCCCAATGAGCTTGACCGCTACCATAATTCTTTTTGTGGGTTACATTATCGTAATGCTTTGAAAGACTAGTGTGGATGTGCTTTAACAGCTTAGCTGTATCATCGTGGTACTTTTGGAATTGAGCATGTGCTTCTTCACTTTCAACCAATTGATCAGCTGATGTCATGTGACGCTCACCAAGAATAGCAGAAAGAGATTTTGATTCATACACTTTTTGATCTTCGCCTGTGCTGTAACCATGACCCTTTGAACGATCATGTTGCTTTACATTAGTAGCACGGAAATGATCATCACCGTTTCCGTTGCGATCTTCTGTCTTCTTTACCACATGCTTATCCATGAAGCGCTTCTCGTCCTTTGTCTTTGGAACATAGGAAGTGATAGATGTCGGCTCAACAGGAGCGGACAATTGAGGTAGGTCGGCTTGTTTTTCAAGCAGCTGCTTCAGTGTCTTCATTTGATTCTTCCCCTTGTTCTACTGAGGTTTCCTCAGCGTCTTCGTAGTTAAAATAATTCTTTGCAATTTCTATTTTTTTTGCTTCAACAGAAGCAGCAATTTTATCGAGCATGATCGAAGCAAAAGCTGATTGAAAATCACTTGGACTTTGTTCACCAGCGGCCTGGACCATATCACTTACTGTATAATTTACATCACTCATGTTTTTCTCCATCTATTTAGTTAGCTTGTTCTGGCGGGGCTGTACCACCAAATCCCATACCGCCAGCGCCCTGTGGTGTGGTTGTTCCAGGAGGTGCGTTTCCACCTGCTACTGGGTTACCCATTTCATCTGTTGCTGATTGATACAAAGGGTTTTCTTGCTCAGCCATATTTTGTTCATCCATCTCTTCAATCTCTTCTTCTGATTGTTGAAGGATGTGTTTACGCACCCACTCATTTGAATAGTACTTACCAATAAACGGTTGCATTTGAGTTACTAAATTAATTCTATCTGTCATTACAGAAGATTGCTTTTGCTGCTCGAAATAGTTATCTTTTGTATAATCAAACTTGATATGCGTTTCAAATAATTCCCAATCATCTTCTGTAATGATGTTTTTAAGAATTAATTGTTTTCTTAACGAATCAAGAAACAAGTGATTGAAGCGCATACGGACGCGATCAATAAACTTGGTAAACTTAATTTCATCACGTGAAATTTCTTGACCTTGACCAAAGATAAATGATCCGTCTTGCTCTAAACGTGTTACAGGAACATTTAATGATTCGTAAAGTTTCTTTTGGAAGTATTCAACATCTTCCAACTTACCTAAGTTTTGACCAGCTGGTAATGTTGTAATCTCTGTACCACGTGAGCCATCTCTACGTGGCAGCCAATAGTCTTCCAACATCGTCATGAATTTTCTATCGTCACGTATTTCGCCTGTGTTGGCATCATACACAACTTTGTTTTTATGACGCGTCATCATATCACGAAGATATTGTTCTGCTTTCATCTTAGGCAGATTACCAACATCAATGTAGAAGATTCGACGTTCAGGAGCGCGAGAGATACGGTAGATCACCGTTGCATCTTCTAAAGCTCTTAATTGATTTAGTGGCTTGATAGCTTTGTGTAGGTGACTCAATACAACCGAATTCATTGGATCTAACACACCAGATGTAATATGTACAATACTATCCGGTGCAATCTTTAAACCCTGAACTGCTGTAGCTGTCCCTACTTCACCAGCTTTATTTTGAAAGCCTTTTTCATTATAAATGAAATATTCTTGAACTGTTTGTGTTTGAGTAACCTGTGACTTGCTATCACGCTTACGTTTTACTTCACGTATCTTGCGGAGCTTACGTGGGTCAATGTAACGCATCTCTTTGATGCCATCACCTGGTTTGGTGACATCTATGATTACGTGATAGTACATTCTACCATCAACATACCAACGTCTAAAAATATCAAAAGCTGATTTATTAAAATCTAACAGTGTAAGAACATTTTCAAATTCTTCTGTGATCTTTTTTCTAATATTGGTCGATAGTCTTGTATCGTCAAGATTAATCTGAACAATCTTTTCTTTTTCCTCAACAATGATTGCTTCGTTGAGAATATCATCCACAGCTCTTTCGACTTCTGGATGCATTGCCATTTCACGATATTTTGTTACAAGCTCTGCCTCTGTACGAGCAGCACCTTGTAAGTCAATGTATGTACCGTATGCTCCACCTGCTGCAACAACAACAGCACCATCATCTTTAATTTCCGGTGCGAATGCTGGTTGTTTTTCTTGAACCTCTACAGGATCCGTAGCGCGACGAATCTCAAACCCAAATAAATTTGCCATAATAATTCCGTTAAAGAAGAGCGCCTAAGCGCTCGTTCTTTGGTTACTGGGTTCCACCTTGACCGGTGATCCCACCTGAAACGTCCCACCAATCGTATTGGAAAGTCACTTGGAATTCCTCAATCGTATCTGTATCACCCCAGTTAAGGTCGATATTAGCAATAGACGATGGGAAGATTCCGTTAAATCTATAAGTACGGATCGGTACACCAGTCTTCGAGAACTGAGTTACTTCTGCCGTTGTCTTATATAGTAGAGGAGCTGCAGAGCCAAATGTACGCAAGTTGGTTTGATTGTGATTAATTGTGCTAGACCATTCTTCCAT